GTCTTGATAATGATTATTTTGTTATATCAAATACGCTTTATCTTATGATCCGTCGCTACTTAATTGCGTTTAGAAAAGGAGATGGTTCTTCTGAGGCTTTATTCCATTTATGATTCCAAGGCTGAGCAGTTCAGCCCACCGCAGGTTTATCATAACGACATGCTTGCTCTTAGAGGATTTGAGGCTATTGTTAATGATGATAAAATGCTTATTTGTAAATATCCTGAAGATTTTAGTTTTTATTATGTCGGTAACCTTGGCGATACTGATGGCCGTTATTATATTGAGCATTGTGACGAATCCCGCGTTCCTATACTGGTTGGTCGCGCCGTAGATTATGTTCAAAATGTTGACAAGGATTCTATTCAATGATAATCTAATAAAGAGCGTATCAGAAAAGAGGCGATCTCTATGAGATTGCCTCTTTTTTGTATGCTACGCCCGCCGCGTTTAGGCGCGTACGAAAGGAGGTGAAGCTATGAAGTTTAGATCTGCCTATAATCCTGTAGAGGACCATGATCACTGTGGTCTTGTGTTTACTATGCCTTCTCTTACTGTGCAGGACGAGAAGGAAGAAACTGATATTAATTATATCGTAAATAAGTATGCAGATGGCCAAAAAGGCATAGCTACTTTAGATCTTGGTGATAGTTCGCAATACGCATTCCTTCAATTTGGAGATGCAACACTTCCCGGTGACTACAGCACAGCTCTCGAACTTGTGTCTGGAGTTCGTGAAGAGTTTTACAGTTTACCGGCAAAAGTTCGAGCAAGATTTGGTCATGATCCTATGAATTTTATCAACCATTTAAACGATCCCGAAACGCTCGAATATCTCCAACGAGAAGGTTTGTATGATAGTAAATTATCCTTTAACGAACCACAACAGTCTATAAGTAGTGAACAAACATTAAAAGAAAGTAACACTTTAAAACAAAATAATGAAGAAATACAAAAATAGGCGTCACCGAAGCCAGTTACTTACTTGATGTAACTGGCGTAGGTGACGCAAAATTAAACTAAAACCTAAGAATGATTTGCTTTAGGATAATTCTTGGGTTTACACTTCGAAGAAGGTGAAAAATTGGCTCGTAAAATTAGAGTTCGAGGACATCGCTTCAGCGATGCTCCTGCCATGTACATGCGAAGGACAAAATTTGACCGTTCTCATGTATACAAAACTACTTTTGATTCAGGTAAGCTTATACCTGTTTTTGTTGACGAGGTTTTGCCTGGCGATACTGCTCGTATGTCTGTTAATTACTTTGCTCGCCTTGCAACTCCTATTAAGCCTATCATGGATAATATTTATCTTGACTGGTTTTTCTTCTTTGTCCCTAATCGCCTTACTTGGGACCATTGGCAGAATTTCTGCTTTGAACAGGAAGACCCTGATGACAATACTGATTATGTTATTCCTGCTGTTACTGCTACCGGCAATGCTGATAATGCCTATATTGGCTCTCTTTGGGATTATTTTGGTTTGCCTGTCAATACTTCTAACAATATCTCTGGTATCAATGCTCTTCCGTTTCGTTCTGTTTATCTTATCTGGAATGAATGGTTTAGAGATGAAAACTTGCAGAAGTCTGTAAAGATTCAAAAAGGCGATGCCAATGAAGTTTTGGATTCTTCTCGTTCTTCTGACCAACCTTCTTGGGTATTCTCTTCAGGCACTGATGTAGTGCCCGGCCTTGCTTGTCCACCTCGTGGTAAGCGTCATGATTATTTTACTTCAGCTCTTCCTTGGACCCAAAAAGGTCCCGGCGTAGAAGTTCCGATTGGTACTTCTGCTCCTGTTTTGTCTACTTCTGGTAGTTTTTATCATCCTATGTTAGTTTCTAAAGATGCTACAGGTTCTACTTCTTCTGGTATTAGTGCTGGTGGCTCTACTCCAACTTCTTCAGTTTTAGTTGGTATGAATAATAAAATAGCTGGCAATAATGATCTTTTTATTCAAGGTCAAACTGATTTGTACGCTGATTTATCCACAGCTACAGCTTATACGATTAATAGTCTTCGTACTGCTTTCCAGATGCAGAAGTTCTATGAACGTCTTGCTCGTGGTGGTAGTCGGTACACAGAAGTGCTTCGCTCTTTCTTTGGCGTAGTTTCTCCTGATGCTCGTCTTCAGCGTCCGGAATTTCTTGGCTCCTTTACCAAAATGATAAATGTCAATCCAATAGCTCAAACTTCCGCGACCGACAACACCTCTCCGCAAGGCAATCTTTCTGCTTATGGTGTTACTGCGTCTAATTTCCACGGATTCACCAAGTCTTTTGTCGAGCATGGCTATATTATAGGCTTTGTTTGCGCCCGTGCCGATCTTACTTATCAGCAAGGTATTAATAAGATGTGGCTCCGCTCCACGGTTTATGATCTTTATTGGCCTACGTTTGCTCATCTTGGCGAGCAGGCTATTGAGCTTCGCGAAATTTATGCTCAGGGTACTGAAGCCGATACTACTGTTTTTGGTTACCAGGAAAGATATGCTGAATATCGTTATAAGCCTTCACAGATTACGGGTAAATTCCGTAGTTCGGTAGTTAGTGGTACTTTGGATAAATGGCATCTCTCGCAGTTCTTCCAAAATGCTCCTGCTCTTAACGAGGAATTTATAGTCGAAAAACCGCCTATTAACCGTATTGTAGCTGTTCCTAGTGAACCGCAGTTTTTACTTGACATAGGTTTTCGCTACATTACTGTACGTCCTATGCCCATGTTCGGTACACCCGGTCTTGTTGATCATTTCTAAGGAGCTGATCTTATGTCATGGCTTTCTAATACCTTAGGCAGTATTGCCGGTTCTATTTTAGGATCTTCAGTTCAGAATCATTACAATTCTGCTAATGCCGCACAGGCTAACGAGTGGAACGTTGAAAATTATAAACATCGTTATCAATGGGCTGTAGAAGATATGCGCTCTGCTGGTCTTAATCCTATTTTGGCCGCAACTAATGGTATAGGTGGTTCCATTTCTGGCGCTTCTGCCGCTTCTGTAGGTATGAGTGATTTAGGTTCTACCATGAACTCTGCCAAGGCCGCTAGTGCCGCTGAAAGGCAGGCTAAGAATGCCGAGCATCTTGCAGTGTCTCAAATTGAAAAAAACGTCGCAGAAGCCGATTCTGTACGTCAGAGCACCCATGGAACAGTACTCCAAAATGGTATTCTTGCAAATGACTTGAATCTTCGCGAGCAGACTTATGAAAAACGTCTTGGTTATGAGCTTGAAAAGATGAATTTGGAGCTTGAAAACCTTCGTCTTCAGGGTTCTTACCTCAACTCTGGTGTTTTGAACAACATTGCTTCTGCTAATCGTGCTAATTCTGCCGCTGCTTTTGATAATATTCAAACTGAAATGGCAGGTATGGAACGTGATTTTTATAAGAACATTGAAAGTCTTACAGGTGCTCCTAGATCTGTCGCTAGTGGTGTTGGTTCCACTGTCAAAAATGTCATAGGCTTCCTCGGAGGTCGTTATTTTGGAAGGAGATAATTTTATGTCTAATAAAACTACTATGATCCTGACTTTTATTGTTACTGTTGTTGTCCCTTTTATTCAAGAAGTTGTAGATCTAATTGAAGCTCTGAAAGGTAAAGCTTCTTCGAATACTGTTACTGCTAAAAAGGTTGCCTCGGACTTTCAATCCGATGTTGCGCAACTTGTTGAGCCAGTTGCTAATAAGAATGATTCTAAAAAAACTAGCCGTTTTTTCGGTTCTTGGAGGGATGCTAAATGAGACGTCGTCGTTTATCTAAACGAGGCTCTCGCCGTCTTTTTCGGCGTACCTCCAGATCTAGACGTAGAAATTTTAAGAGAGTAGGACGAGGTGGATTTAGGATTTGACATTCTGACTTAATCCTGATACAATCGGTACAGGTGATTAATATGGTTTGTTATAATCCCATTCTTATGTACCCAGTTGAGGGAGCGATTACAAAAAATGGAAAACAACATTATAGTTTTTACGGTAGCCTTGCCTCTCACCCTGAGCTTGCTGGCGATAGCCGTTTCGTTCGTTGTTCTTGTAAACAATGCATCGGTTGTCGTCTCGAAAATAGCAGACAGTGGGCTGTCCGTGCTGTTCACGAAGCCCGTTCTTCGTCTTCTGCTTATTTCGTTACTTGCACTTTTGATGATTATCATTTGCCATGTGATAAAAGCTTAAGCAAGAAATTTCATCAGACATTTATGAAGAATCTTCGCCGTGAGTATGGTAGTGGTATTCGCTTTCTTGGCTGTGGTGAATATGGTGAGCTTCATGGTCGTCCCCATTATCATTACATTTTGTTTAATATTGATTTTGATGACAAAATTTTTCGGTTCCGTACGGATGGTTATAATACTTACACTTCTTCTCGTTTTGCCAAAGTATGGAAATACGGTATGCATCTTATTGGTGACTTTAGTTTTGATGCTGCTGCCTATGTCGCTCGTTATATAGTTAAAAAGCAGACAGGTAAAGATGCTCCTTCTCACTATAAAGGTCGCATTCCTGAATTCATGGTTGCTTCTAATCGTCCCGGCATAGGTGCTAAATGGCTCGAGGATCATGGCGAAGAATGTTATTCTAACGATTATGTTGTCATCAATGGCAAAAAGATGCGTCCTCCTCGTTATTATGATAAAAAATTTGACGAAACACATCCTCATTGGATGGAATATGTACGCAATAACCGTATTGAAAAAATGATGCACAACCTCGAAAATAACACTTTTGAGCGTCTTGTTGACCGCTGTAGAGTTCAGGAAGGTAAATATAAGCATTTTCTCGGTAGAAAACTTGACAAAGTATTATGACTGTGTTATTATTCAATCAGAAAGGAGTTGATGCTTATTAGCGAATATGAAGCTATTAAAAGTTTTTGCCGTGAACGAAATATATCTTTTGATTTTGTTTTTCGTGGTAGCAAGTATGCTGCTTACTGTCTTAAGCCTGATGGACATAAGGTTATTCGTCTTGATAATGATTATTTTGTTATATCAAATACGCTTTATCTTATGATCCGTCG